CCACCGCGCGCAGAACTGCAAAAATCCCCTCCCCCGGTGTCAAAATAGAACCGGCCTATGATGATCAATGCAGAATTAGGCAGAATGAGAGTCAATGAAGGTCCACATATACCCCAACACCATCGACCAACACAGCGCCATTGATGGGTTCTCATGGCCTATGACGAGACTTAAATGCATTTAAGATTTTTCTGTTTATCTGTTGACATTTGAAAAACGAAGCCTCAGACTGTGTGCATGGTGCTATTCCGCACTGTTGCTAAAGGTAGATAGATATGAAAGCTGAAAACGTACAATCCAACACAAGCGCACCGTTCATCGCTGGTCGACAGTTTGGTAAATTCCACAATGAGCAATCCGCACTGTTATCCGTTCGACTGTTGGACGATGCGAAGAAGATCCACACCGCGCAGGACATGAAAGACTATATTGCAGGATACAAGGAAACACTGACCGGCACTGATGGCTCGAAAGATGCGATGGCCTCAATGGTGCGAACGATCCTAAAGGTTGCCACCGGCTTAGATGCCAAACTGTGCGAGTATCACAAGGTAAAGACACCCGCCGCCGGTCAGAAGGTAGTCAAAGCCAAAATGGATAAAGGCGCAAAGGGTATCGACTCACTATCCAAGGCGCTCCGCATCCCTAGTGCTGGCAAAGCTGAAGGCGACGGCGAAGGATCCGAACCAACCGCCAACGATGCCAAGGATCTGGCGACGCTATGGTCGACGTTCATGGGCGACGCGCTGAACAATGGGCACACCAAGGATGACATCGCCGCGTTTCTGGTTACTGTTGACCTCTCCGCATGAACGACACCATGGGATTAATTCTGATAGCTTGCTTTCTGCTTATCGTTTACGCTGAGCTGACAAGCTAACCTAACCCCTACCGAAACCCTGCCAGCAATGGTGGGGTTTTTTTATGCCCGTAATTCTCTCTGTATCGCTCTCTCAGCGACGTTCTATTCCTACCCAGTACCCTGCCCTTGCTTTTGTTATCGTTGCTCACAGCGCCATACAGAGCCTCTCATAGCGTCGCTAGGCGCGTCTATTTGACATGGATATTATTCCATGCGATAATATATGCATGGTGGAGGTATAACTTTCTGCCATATCAAAACTTAAATGCATTTAAAAATGCTGGAGGCTGATATGCACAGTGAAGATGAGAAGTGGATTGTATTGCAATGGAGCCACTCTAGTTTTGAACCAGCATATGTTGTGTTCAGGGGGAGTGAGAAAGAATGTCGTGTTGCCGCAAGAGAAATGCTTAAAGTAATGCCACAGAATCTGGATTGTATGGCTGTGTCAGAGGCATCATGGAATCAGGACAAAGGGATGTTAAGTTAGGAGGAGTAAGTTATGAGCAGACCTATTCATGAGATAGCGCGGGACGTTAACGCTACGTGGTCGAGGGTGTCGCCGTATGCACAGCCATACCTTGACGCCATGCAGTACCTGACCAGCATTGACGATGACTATTACCTTGACAGTGGTAGGAGTGTGGTGCTTTACTTTCTATCGAACGCTGCCTCGTGGCGTGGTGATGATGCGAGGCGTATCAAGAAGGAGTTAAAGGAGATGTTATGAGTAGACTAACTGATGCACGAGATGCAGTGGGTGGACTAGCTAACCCAAGCAAGGTTCCGTGCAGATCTACATCAACACCAGCGGAGAACTGTCACACTGGTTCAAAGCTGATGAAGGTGAAGGGATCTGTATGCGAGGACTGTTATGCTTGCAAGGGTAACTATGTTTTTCCTAATGTTAAGAAGGCGTTGAAGCGTAGACTTAATGCTCTGTCTCATCCTGATTGGGTGGAGAACATGGCGATAGCTATCAACAAAGCGCCGTACTTTAGGTGGCATGACTCAGGTGACATCCAAGGTGTGTGGCATTTGTCTAACATCGTGGATGTAGCGAGGCGTACACCTGAGACTAAGCACTGGTTGCCTACTCGTGAGGCTAAGTACGTGTCGCAGTACAGTGGTGAGATGCCAGACAACCTGATAGTGCGTGTGTCTGCGGCTATGGTTGACGGACCACCACCGAAGCGGTTTCATTTGACATCAACAGTGCATAGGAATAGAATCCCTACTGACTCGTTTGTATGCCCCGCACCTAAGCAGGACAACAAGTGTGGTGAGTGTCGAGCGTGTTGGGATAAAGCAGTACCGAACGTAAGTTATACACATCATTAATATTAAATGCATTTAAGGAGTAAAGATGGGGACAGCTAGTATGTATGGTAATCAGGTGATGGATGTGGAGTTAGACTGCGAGTGGATGACTCTGTACGCAACCATCGAATACCTTGTGTACGGTGACGAGGAGGACTTAGTTGAATTGGTATCAGTTAAATCGCGTGGAGTTGACATCACTAATTGGATCAACACTAGTTATATATTCGATCTTATTTCTGATGAGATAAGCAACGCAGACTACCATCATAGTGATCATGGAGATTAAGTATGACTATTATTGAATTTGATACAGCGTTACCTGAGTACGCAGCACCGGGTGAACGGCCTGTTATACAGATGTTGATTGACTTCTGCCTGCGTGATGATGGCAAGGTGTCAGTGTGGGATGGTGAGGAACTATCTGTGCATGGGTGTAGCAGTAAGGCGCACATCCTGAAGAACCTAGCACAGACTGAGATGGATCAGGTGGAAGCATACGACAAGGATGGCAACTGTCGTGGGTGGTTCTCGTTGATCTATCACAACGGATCAGAGAATGAGCCTATGATTGTGATCTCTGACTACAGTTACAACGAGTGGACAGAGAGTGTGTACCGTAGATTAGATGGAGTGTTTGGAGGTATTGAGCTATGAGTTACTACATCAAACCAGTTGAGCAGATAGTAAGTAATCGTATGGCTGTGTACCGTGTGGTGCAGAGACTGCGTGACTTCAAAGCAGAGAACGGCGTGGAGTACATGGTGTTCCCAAACAAGAAAGCCATGAAGACTGCGTTGTTTGTTGACCTGTACTGTGGTAAGAATGGTAAGCTAGTCAAGCTAAAAGACAGATCACTATTGAGGTTCTAACATGAGAGATGGTATGACACACCAACAGATCGCAGATGTTCTTGGTATATCACGCGAGCGAGTACGTCAGATAGAAGCAACTGCATTGAGAAAGCTGCGTCGTTCTGGTAAGTTAAAGGAGTTCCTGTGCCTTCTTGATATGGAGGTGCAGGAATATTACGGTGAGCGAAGCAGGAGAATTAAACAGTGTGAATAGTTGTACTTCCTTTTTGTTTTGTTATGTGGTACAATATTCTATATAGATAACTAAGTATTAATATTATTACTAATACTATTACTAATACATAGGAACTACATATGACTAACGATCAAATGATTGAAGAGCTAGTTGAGTACGAGTTTCAAAACATCACACTGGTTGAGGTGGTCAATATCTATATCAAGTTACAGCGTGAGTTTCTGAAGAGTCAGCTTACTGAGGAAGAGGTCAAGGCTAAGTACCATGAATTGTTTGGAGATGCGGAGGTAGTACACTGATGGCGTTTGTTAAACTGCACCAGCAATGCGAGGACTGTGGGTCTAGTGATGCACTGTCATACAATGAGGATGGATCTAGTTACTGCTTTGCCTGTGCTAAGTTCACCCCGTCAGAAGCCACAGGAGGCTCTGTGAGCAACATTAAGGAACGAGTAGTACCAGCGGCAGGGTTCGACAGAGCGGCCTTTACAGAGCCATACAGAGGCTATCAGGACAGGGGTATAACTGCCGATACCATGTCTGCATACTCTGCACAGCAGAAGGCAGGTAACATTCTGTTTGGATATCACACACCACAGGGTGAGTTAGTGGCGGTGAAGACTAGGTATCCAGACAAGCAGTTCAAGATTGGTGGGGACTGGAAGAAGGCTGGGTTGTACGGTCAGCATCTGTTCCCCAGTGGTGGTCAGTACATAACCGTAGTGGAGGGAGAGTTCGATGCGTTGGCTGCATATCAAATGTTTGGGGGCAAGTACCCTGTTGTGTCTATACGTAACGGTGCACAAGGGGCTGCTGCTGACTGTCGCAGAGCCTATGACTTTCTTGATCAGTACGACCACATAATCTTTTGCTTTGACAACGACGATCACGGCAGGGCTGCTGCATTGGAGTGTGCTGATATTTTTGGTGGTAAGTCTAGGATCTACCATCATGGTGAACACAAGGATGCGTGTGACTACCTGTTGAACAGTGACAAGGAAGAGTTTGTCAAGAGGTGGTGGGCGGCGAAGACGTATACACCTGATGGTATGGTGATGCTGGGTTCACTGCGTGAGTCGCTGAAGAAACCATTGGAAGAGGCAGAGGTACGCTACCCATACAAGGGACTGGATGACATGACGTTTGGTATTAGACCGACTGAGCTAGTCACCATCTGTGCTGGCTCTGGTCTTGGTAAGTCTACGTTCATGCGTGAGCTAGTGTTCTCCATCTTGTCACAGACTAACGACAGAGTAGGACTGGCGTTCCTTGAGGAGACACCTGATCGTACTGCTCGTGGTCTAGTAGGACTGCAGATCAACAAACCAATACACCTACCGGGATGTGATTACTCACCCAGTGAGGTTGACCGTGTGTTTGACAGCATGGATCTTGATGACCGTGTTGTACTGTGGGATACGTTTGGCTCCAACAAGATAGAGAACGTGTTGGCTAGGTTCCGTTACCAGATCAAGGTACTGGGTGTGCAGTACATAGTGCTGGATCACATATCAATACTGGTATCAGATCAGGACAACGGCGACGAGCGCAAAGCTATTGATGAGATTATGACTAAGCTACGTATGTTCTGTCAGGAGATGCGTGTGTCTATGTTTATTGTGTCACACCTACGCAGACCTGAAGGCAAGGGCCATGAAGACGGCGCATACACCAGCCTTGGTCAGCTACGTGGTAGTGCAGCCATTGCTCAACTGAGTGACATCGTGCTAGGATTAGAACGTAATGCACAGGCAGAGGATCCTATGGTACGTAACACAACCAACGTGCGTGTGCTGAAGAACAGGTTCAGTGGCATGACAGGACCAGCTACTGCGCTGATGTACAACAAGGACACAGGGAGGCTCACTGAGGTATTCGAATGAGATGTGTTGCTTGCGATAAGATAATGACAGACTACGAGCTAACCAAGAAGTTCAGCAACAGCGGTGAGTTTGTTGATATGTGTAATGAGTGTAGTCGTTACCTTGTTGATGATGATTTGATAACAGTAGGTAACATGGACTATGCTACCCTTAGTGATCTAGAGGAGATACGAGATGTCGAAGATGGGACGTTGGATTATGACACAGGAACAGAACAAGGAGATGAGGACGAATGGCTATGAACTTTCAGAAAGACAACAGCTTGATCTCGCCTACTACGAATACTGTGTTTTTAGACATAGAGGCAGACGGCCTGAACCCTACGAAAGTACACTGCGTGGTTACAAAGAGATCGAACGAAGCTCACTTGACCCATTTATCTAGAAGGAGTTTGATGAATGAACTGGGAAAAGGTGGATCTATATGTGGTCACAATATTATTGGGTATGACCTTCCTGTTCTGCACAGGTTATGGGGTATACGTATTCCTCAACACAGAGTTGTGGACACGCTGGTTCTTTCTCGGCTCTTTCATCCCGATCTGGATGGTGGTCACAGTCTCGCTGCTTGGGGAACTAGGCTTGGCTTTCCTAAAGGAGAGCATAATGATTGGGAAGAACTATCTGAAGAGATGGTTGAGTATTGCAAGAGAGATGTGGATGTCACTCACAGATTACATGATGCGTTGATGGCACAGATGCAGATGTTTGGATTCAGTCAGCATTGCGTTGACCTTGAACACAGCGTTGCGTTCATCTGTAAAGATCAGGAAGACAATGGCTTTGAGTTTGATAAAGAGAGTGCGTTATCTTTGTACGAAGAATTAACTACTCGTATGCACAGGATTGAGCAGGATCTACAGCGTGTGTTCCCGCCAATAGTAGAGGAGAGGTTCAGTGATAAAACACAGAAGAGACTCAAGGACAAAGTTACGGTATTCAATGTCGGCAGTAGACAACAAATTGCAGAGCGGCTTGCTGGCAAGGGTGCAGTGTGGAAGGAACTCACTCCCGCAGGAAAACCAAAGGTCGATGAGGCTACCCTTAAAAAGCAGACTCACATTCCAGAGGCAAAGATCATACTACGTTATCTTCTCTGCCAGAAACGAGCCTCTCAAGTTGACTCGTGGATTAAAGCAGTTGGAGAAGACAAGAGAATACATGGCAGAGTCAGACACATCGGCGCTGTCACCGGACGGATGGCACACTCCAATCCAAACATGGCTCAAGTTCCTGCTGTAAGGGCTGAGTACGGTAAGCAGTGCCGTGAGTTGTTTACTGTTCCTAGTGGTCGTGTTCTTGTTGGTGCTGATGCAAGTGGTCTTGAGCTACGTATGCTTGCACACTACATGAACGATGATAACTACACAAAAGAAATACTAACAGGTGATATACACACAGCTAATCAGAAAGCTGCTGGTTTGGAGACAAGAGATCAAGCCAAGACATTTATCTATGCGTTCTTGTACGGTGCAGGTGATGCCAAGATAGGTAGTGTGGTAGGCGCTACGAGCAACGCAGGTCGTAAGTTAAAAGAGACATTCTTAAAGAACACACCAGCATTAGCAGAGCTAAGACAGAAGGTAGCTACAGATGCTGCATCTGGTTTTCTTACTGGTCTTGATGGTAGACGCATACGTGTACGCTCACAACACGCTGCACTTAACACGTTACTACAAGGCGCTGGTGCTGTGGTGATGAAGCAGGCTATTGTTATCTTGTATGATTTGTTAGCTCATGTAGATTTCAAACTGGTTGCACAGGTTCACGATGAATGGCAGATAGAGTGCAGACCAGAGGACGCAGACTTCATAGGCAAGTCTTGTGTCAACGCAATGATATTCGCAGGTGAACTCCTGCAACTGAACTGTCCGTTAGACGGAGAGTATAGGGTTGGTACTAGTTGGTGTGATACTCACTAGCACAATTCTATTTTATGTGGTATAATATTAGGGTAAGTTTAACTAGCAGGAGAAATGCTATATGTCTAATGAAGCACCCAATGTAATGGTTAACTGTGAATTGTTCTGGCCTAACCTGACTCACAAGAACGAGTTAGCAGGTAAGTACACAGTTGATCTTGCTAACCTATCTGATGCTGCTGTTGTTGCGTTGGAAGATATGGGTATCAACATTAACAACAAGGGAGATGAGCGTGGATCGTACATCACCTGCAAATCCAACAACAAGTACAGAGCATTCAGAACTGACGGAACAGAGTTGCTCATCAAAGGACGGACACCACGAGATGACATGGACGATCCAGAAACAGGAGTCGTGGTGGGTAATGGTTCCAAAGCTAAGTGCCTCATCGGATACTATGACTGGGAGTACCTCAAGAAGAAAGGTCGTAGTGCCACACTCAAGCGTCTTGTGATTGATGAGGTTGTTGAGTACGCACCAGAAGTAGAAGAGATGGAAGCTCTGTGATACTCATTGACGGTGACATGCTGGTGTACCGTGTAGGGTTTGCCTGTGACGAGGAAAGTGAAGACGTTGCAGTGCAGACCCTAGACAACTACCTGTCTGAAATGGTTGTAGATCTTTCAGAACACTACAACACCAGCACTGTGTACCTAACAGGTAAGGGCAACTTCAGGGACGAGGTTGCTGTTACTCTACCGTACAAAGGAAACAGAACAGAGAAGCGTGTACCCGTACACAAGAAACTGCTCCGTGATTTCATGGTGTCAGAATGGAACGCACAGGTTGTTAACGGCATGGAAGCTGACGATGCCATAGCTATCAAAGCTACTGAGCTAGATCACAAAGCTATCATCTGTTCCTTGGACAAAGACTTCAAGCAGATTCCTTGTCCTATGTACGACTACACCAAGAAAAACTTAAATGCATTTAACCCTGATGACGCTATGCGTTGGTTGTATAAGCAAGCGTTGATGGGTGATCGTGTTGATAACATACCCGGCATACACGGTATCGGTCCTAAGAAAGCAGACAAGATCATTGATCCTTGTACTACTGAATGGGAGTGCTACAGCGTGTGTCTTACTCACTACTGGGACAACGAACTGGATGAGGATAGGTTACTAGAAAGCCTTAACCTTCTTTACTTGTTGCGTTCACCTGACGATAGGTACACCAAGCCATCGGAGATTTAAATGAGCAGACGAGATGAAATAGCAGAGCAGTGCGCTACTTTTCACAAAAAACATCCAGAAGTCTGGGATCTATTTGTGCAGTTCACCAATGAAATGATCCGCAGGGGCTTCAAAAACTACAGCGTTAACGCAATCTTTGAGCGAATCAGGTGGGAGAAAGACGCCGGCGGGAATGGCGTCGAGTCATTTAAGCTGAACAATAACTACCGTGCGCTATACGCGAGAAGGTTTATGAAGATGTACCCAGAGTATGAAGGTTTCTTTAGGACAAGAGAGCAACCCAGTTCAACTAAACCCCCAACTCACTTACCTGAGTTAACTCCAGCAGCATATGAAACAGTATGATTCTAAGTTTGAGAAAGAAGCCCATGAGATTATGCAGGGCTGTGAGTATCATCCAGAACAACGCATCTTTTATGTAGTTCCTAAACACTACGAGCCTGACTTTGTTTACACACACCGTGGTAAGACTGTGTACATAGAAGCAAAGGGTAGGTTCCGTACGTCTGAAGAGGCACGTAAGTATGTCATTATCGCAGAGGCACTTAGCTGGACGGAGGAGTTGGTATTTCTCTTCCAACGACCAAGCACCCCAATGCCGGGAGCCAAACGAAGAAAGGATGGTACACGCTACACAATGGAAGAGTGGGCAGAGAAGCATGGATTCCGTTGGTACACTCTTAAAACAATACCTACAGGATGGAGAAGATGACAAGACATCTAGTAATACCTGACACTCAGATAAAACCAGAACATCCCATTGACCATATGATGTGGGCTGGTAGGTATGCTTGTGCTGTCAAGCCTGACGTTATTGTACATCTAGGTGATCACTGGGATATGCCATCGTTGTCATCGTATGACGTAGGTAAGAAGTCCTTTGAAGGTAGGCGTTACTCTGCTGATGTTGAGGCAGGCAACGAAGCTATGCAGGTATTCATGGACTGCATCAGAGCAGAACAACAGAGGCTGCGTAAACGTAGAAAAAAGATATGGAAGCCGCGTCTTATCTTTACACTAGGCAATCACGAACAACGCATCGAACGTGCAGTAGAGAACGATGCAAAGCTAGAAGGACTGATGAGTTATGAAGATCTTAATCTGCGCGGTTGGGAAGTTCTTCCGTATCTTCAGCCTATCATTGTGGATGGTGTCGCTTATTGTCACTTTTTTACTAGCGGTGTTATGGGCCGCCCAGTCACAAATGCAAAGCTACTGCTCCAAAAGAAACATATGTCATGCATCATGGGACACGTACAGGACAGAGACATTGCCTTCGACAGAAACGCAGCAGGAAAAAGAATGACCGCACTGTTTGCTGGTATATACTATCAACATGATGAGCAGTATCTTAACCCACAAACAAACGGATCTTGGTCTGGTCTTTGGGTTTTGAACGAAGTAGATAACGGCACGTTTGATGAGATGCCTGTATCTATGACGTATCTACGGGGGAAGTACGGTGCTAACTCTTGACGAATTACTTGAGCGTATTGCATCACGATATGATGAAGTAACTATAATGGAAGTATTAGAGATTACATCCGAAGATCTAGTTGAAAGGTTTGCTGACAAAGTAAACATCAACAGTTGGAAGTTTGATTTGGAGGAAGAACATGAGTAACGGATCAATAGATGACGCAACACCAGAAGAGTGGGACAAGGTTAACAAGTACAAAACATTTACAGGTAAACTGTTTCACCCTAGTGATAAGCACAATCCAGTAACCCAGCCTGACCACTACAACAAGGGCGCTATCGAAGCCATCGAAGCAATCAAGGCATCTATGCACCCGCAGGAGTACAAGGGTTACCTCAAGGGCAATTGCCTGAAGTACCTCTGGAGATACGAGTACAAGAACGGTGTCGAGGATCTGCGTAAAGCCCGTGTTTACCTAGACTGGTTAATCAAAGAGATGGCTATATGAGTGCTATCTTTGACCTAGAACAACAGATGTTAGATTTTGCAAACGTCACTAAGGACATAGACCTAGTAACTAGATACTTCTTAGACTCCTCAGAGTGGAATGACCACATTAGCCCGAAGGCGACTGACGCAATGATTAACAAGTACTTTGCCATCAAGGAACTGTACGAGATCAAGTTTGACGAGATGTGGGAAACCTTTGACCAAGTGTGCAAGGAGTACCACAAGAGAGGTAAACATGAAAGTAATTGACGGCAAGTTTGGAACAAAGACAGAAGAAAAGGAGATAACCACGGCTGAGTTTCTGGCTGCGTTTGCTGCAAAGGCTACGCTACAGGAGAACGAGGGCAGGAAACCAAAGGTAGTCGTGGTCATGTACGAGGACGGTGAGATGTTTGAAGTAGCGTCCAACGAGCAGTACCCTGACGGAGTGTACATGCTCCTACAGTTAGCGGCACAGGCAATCATAAACGAAACACTAGGAGTAACAGAATAGATGGATGCATACCAACAGTACATACACAAGTCACGCTACGCACGATACCTACCAGAAGAAAAGCGTAGAGAAACGTGGGAAGAAACAGTAGCAAGGTACGTCAATTACTTTGCAAATAAGTTTGACATCGAAGATAGTTATGATGAAATCCTGACAGCTATTGACAACCTAGATGTTATGCCATCTATGCGAGCGTTGATGACTGCTGGTGAAGCATTAGATCGTGACAACGTAGCAGGATTTAACTGTAGCTATCTTCCTATTGATCATCCCAAAGCATTTGATGAGATGATGTACGTTCTCATGTGTGGTACAGGTGTAGGATTTAGTGTTGAACGACAGTATGTACAGAAATTACCAGAAGTAGCAGAGGAGTTCCATGAAACAGACACAGTTATTAATGTGGCGGATTCGAAGATCGGATGGGCGAAATCGTTTAGGGAGTTGGTATCACTGTTGTATTCAGGTCAAGTTCCCAGATGGGACGTTAGCAGAGTACGACCTGCAGGTTCCCCGCTCAGAGTTTTTGGCGGTAGAGCATCGGGTCCAGAGCCTTTGCTCGACTTGTTCAGATTCACAGTTGAACTCTTTAAGGGAGCTGCTGGACGAAAACTTAGCTCCATTGAATGTCACGATCTTTGCTGCAAGATTGCTCAAATCGTTGTCGTTGGAGGAGTCAGACGATCAGCACTTATCAGCCTTAGTAACCTAACAGACGATAGACTTAGGCGCTGTAAGCATGGACAGTGGTGGGTAGAAGAACCCCAGCGAGGACTAGCCAACAACTCAGCGTGTTACACAGAGAAGCCTGACTTTGAGGCGTTCCTTAACGAGTGGACTAGTTTATATGAATCACGATCTGGTGAACGAGGTGTGTTTTCTAGAGTGGCAAGTCAAAAGCAAGCTGCAAGAAACGAACGAAGAGATGCTACCTATGATTTTGGAACTAATCCATGTAGCGAAATCATCCTCAGACCCTATCAGTTCTGCAATCTCTCTGAAGTTGTTGTCAGGGCAACCGATACGCTCGCTAGTCTCAAACGAAAAGTACGCGTTGCGACTATCCTTGGAACTCTACAGGCTACCCTCACTGACTTCAGATACCTAAGAACCATTTGGAAAACAAACACAGAGGAAGAGGCACTGCTGGGTGTGTCACTGACGGGCATCATGGATCACCCTATGTTGTCTGGAAGAGGAGACAAGAATGAACTCAAGAAGTGGCTTAGAGCCATGCGACAAGAAGCAATTAACACTAACAAGATCTGGGCTGAGAAGCTGGGTATCAACGTGTCTACTGCTATTACCGCTGTTAAGCCTTCGGGTACTGTTAGTCAGTTGGTCGATAGCTCTAGTGGTATCCATCCTCGTTATAGTGCACAGTACATTCGACGAGTACGCGCAGATGCTCGTGATCCACTATGTGCCGTGTTAGAGAAAGCCTTTGGTGACAACCCTGAGATTATCTTGGACTACGATTCAAACGATAACCCAATTAAGTTTAAGTTTGTAGAGCAAGATATAACTAATCCAACAACCAAGGTATTTTCATTCCCCGTTGCTTCACCAAAAGATGCAGTAACGGCTGATGACATGGGTGCTATGGAACAGCTAGAACTGTGGGAGATATACCAAGACGAATGGTGTGAACACAAACCATCTATGACTTGTTACTACAGAGACAACGAGTTCTTAGAGGTAGGCCAATGGCTGTACAATAAGTTTGATAAGGTGTCAGGGATTAGCTTTCTTCCTTACTCAGATCACACGTACCAACAAGCACCATATGAACCTATTGACAAGAAGACATACAACAAGATTGTAAAAGACTTTCCGAAAGATATCTTCTGGGATATAGAGGAGGCCAGCGACATGACCGAAGGATCACAACAACTGGCCTGTACAGGAAACAACTGTGAGTTGTAGAGTGCTGGCGTTGGTTATTCTTATGTTGCCAGCGTGTACTGTGGTCACTGCTTCTGACCCACAATGGGAGTGGCCTCAAGACATAAAGAATATAGAGTAACCGTTCGACTTACCTACGTCCTCTGGCTTATCTTTAGGGTCATGGGGCGTAGGTATTCCTTCCGACTGCATCTTCTTAATGCGCTCTTTAGAACGCTGACACATACTGTGGTAATCAATGGACGTATAGCTTACTGTGTGTTTGTCGTTGTCTTTCATTGTTTGAACACCCCTTGCAATGTTTTACCTACAACTGGTAATGCGTATATTGTTTCATCAGGTAAAGGATCACCAGTTCTAAAAGCATCTGCTATATCTTCTATAACAGCACCGGGAAGAGAAGCACCTACTGGAGGTAATAAGTTAGTTGCTGCTGCTGTTAACGGATCGTTCATAAACTTGTCATAGCCGTAATCATTAGCACCCATAGCACCAAATGTAACAACAGAACCTACTTGGTACAAAGCACTCCATGCCGCTTGCTCCGCATCAGGAACCTCTCCTTTAAGAACTTGACGGCCTTCATTAACAACACCGTAACCCCCGCCAGATATAACAATGTACTTAGCTAAATTTTCTAAGGCTTGTTTTTTATTACCAGCTTGCCACTCTTTAATTATTCTTCTCTCCATCAAATCAAATTGTTTGATAGCAAAACCTTTTAGCATATAAAAAATTCTAGCGTTTGGATTAGCAAGTCCTGCACCTGTTTGTGCCGCAGCGTTAATAGGCTGTAGTCTGAACAAATCAAACATAACAAGATCACGTACTAACTCACTGTCTATATTACCCGCAGCTATGTCTCGTTTTAATTGATCTATTTCAGGTTTACTAAAGCTGTACTGCCACTTAGCATCAAAGCTACCATCAGCTATATCTTGTCTTGCTCTGTTAAAAGAAGCGCCCATGATACGGCTCTTACCAAACTGATCTAGTTTAGAAAAACCCGACCATTTCATAGACCATTCAAGTAAATCTTCACTTAGTTTAGCAGCCCCCTCAATAAACTTATTACCAGAAGTTACACCACCAAGAGCATCTATTTCTTTTTGAGTACCTTTACGGGCTTTACGAACAAACTCACCAAACACTTGACGAGCTAAACCCATATCAGCAGGATTAAAACGAACTCCATTTCTACTAAACACAGCAGAAATTACGTTACCCAGACCTAACTCAAATGATGCGTTAAACAAGTCATGCACGTTCATAAGAGCGCCATAAGGATTAGCAATAGTACCTACGTATCCAAGGCTGCGTACTATTTCTAACTCGTTTGCCATTCCCTTGTTAGCATTGATACCAATGTCATCAATAATTTGCTGTGCATTTTTTATTTGAAGCGCAGAGTATCCTTCACGCTTTAAGGCTTCTTCAATAATGTTGTCATCAAACAAACGAAAATGTCCTGCTTCATATGAGGCAGTAGCTTCAAGAGGTGTTGCACCTTCCCTTAATTCTTTTTTAGAAGAGGAACGACCCATTAAATCTTTAATATCTTTTGCTACTATAGGTTTACCGGCTGTTCTAAAACCTAACTGTTGACCTATTTCCATCCTTGTTAAAGTCTGACGCTGCCATGTCCAATGAGAATCAAAAATGTTGGCATACTCTTGTTGTTTTTCAACAGGTCTTTTAGCGTTTTGCTCACGCCACTCTTTCATAGATGGACGTTGAACATTTTTAGATGCTGCGTCTTCGGCTTTAATTGCAGCTTTATCTCTATATGTCCTGAGAGAAGCATCTCGCATAACTGTTTGAGGTGAGGAGTGCATCCAAATAGAAGTAACATCACCCGCTGTAACCTCTCTTCTGTACCGCTTAGAAAACTCTATGTTGTCATCAAAAAACTTTTGCAATCTTTCTGGAGCGCCTTTGCCTATCTTTGACCTAGCTATATTCATAGCAGCCTGTAAAGATTTTTCTTTAAACTCTAAAGATAAGCGAGGGTTAACAGCATCTAACAACAAATCATTAAACTTTATGTTTGTTTCTGCTAGTTCACGGAACGGTTCCATACCCTTCCACATATTATCTAGATCTGCTTGTTTTCTAGTTACCCTGTTCATTGCCCTGATAAGACGCTCAGAAAAAGCGACTCCAACAGTTTCTTCAGCAAGAGTAGCAAGAGGTGATGCTAAACGTCTAAACCTAACAATAGTATCTTGTGCTGCTGGAATAGTACGTCCTACATCAGACAACAAACGACCAGTTGTCATATCCAATAAATCTTGACGTAACAAAGCCATATCATCTAAAGTCTCAAATGGCTCATCTAGTTTAGAACGCAACCCTTTAATAACTTTATTAGAACGTATAACTTTATTTAATTGACGCATATCTACGCCCATATTTTCAGCGTAACCTACCATGCGTTTATAAAAACTAGGCAGTTCTTTTGGCAAAACACCTTGCCGTCCTACTACATCACCAAGATATTCTATGTCTCGCAACAATAACTGAGTAGCAAGTTCTTCATCAGTAATATCTGTAGGCGCACGTTGAACTCTAGCTTCTTTAGCTAATTGTTCTTGTAGCCTTGCTCTTTCAGTGTTAAACTCTTCTATTGTTCTAAACCTACCAACAAAAGAAGGCTCAAGAAGTTTGTCAAAACCTCTTCCAAGAATATTACCAAACCCGCCATACAACAAAGCACTTGCAACACGACCTTCTCCACCTTCACCAGAGGCAAGACCGTACACTACACCTTCAGCTAAACCTTGGTCAGCTAAAGAATATATACCAAGTTTAGTTAACCCTTTAGATAAAGCAACGCCAGTCCCTAGTGTACCTAAAAACTCAGCAGCAGTACCTATCTGAGATAGTTCAGGGTTGTTTTTTATAAACTGCTCGCGAGCTACTTCATATTCAGCTTTAGCTCTATCATATGTTTTATCAGTAGTAGCAGATTCAACAGCAGCAGCTAACTCACCTAATAATCCAAAAGTAACACCTTCTCCTGCTTGTTTAACTAATTCTGAAAGTCTTTTTCCTTCTTCATTTGCTAATTGTTTACGAATATCTATAGCTTCTTTAGGAATAACTATGTTAGTTAATTCTTTTTCTGATTTAAAAGGTAAAATTTTATTAAGAGCTTCTTGAGGTATCACAATTTCACCAGACTTTACTGGCGCTTGTGCTACTGCTTCTTCTGAAACTAACTGTCTTTCTGGTGTAGTAACTTCAGCAAGACGCTGCTCTAACGTAAAATCAATATTTGAATATTCTTCAAAGTCTTGATATAAAGGATTAAGACCTTGATCTATACGTTTCTTTGCGTGTTCTCGTGCTTTATTTACTATTCCTCTAGCAAGAGGCGTCGAAATATCAAGAGGTTCACCGCTTTTAGATTGCCGTAATAACGCAAGCTCTGGAGCAGAAAGGCCGGGAATTAAAGTAGGTATGTTGTAATTAGCAGGATAACCACCATAATCTTCACCAAGATCAGTAGTAAACTCAGTCATTGTTTCGCCAGTTACATTTTTAATTGGACCTAGAAACCCTTTAGAAGATTTAATAGTTCCGTCTGCCCTTTTCATATCATCACGAACTGTCGGAATAACAGAAGTCGGAACACGTTGTGCATCAACAGTTACTTCAGGGAATCTACCACCACGTTGAGGCACTTCAACTTTAGCTAACGCTTCTGTAGGTACTAGTTCTCTGTCAGGTACTTTGATCTCTTCAAGTAATATTTTCTTAGCACGTTCAGGTACTTTAATTTCTGCTAAAACTTCTTCAGGTACACGTTGTGCATCAACTTCTATTTCAGGGAATCTACCACCACGTTGAGGTACAGATATAGGACCAACAGTTTCTTCAGGAACACGACTACGTTGAGGTACTTCAATATCCTCAAGCAATATTTTTTTAGCACGTTCAGGTACTTTAATTTCTTCTAATTTTTGCTGAACTGTTTTTATTTTACGAGCAGGTGTAGTCACTTCAGGAAACCTACCGCTTCTTTTTGGAACTTTAATCTCTTCTAAAGTCTGAGTAAGCTCTTTTGTTTGTATAGGAATATCTTGAAGCTCGTCTTTTCTTAGAGCACCAAAACGTCTTACAACGTCTTTAACAGGTATTTTAAGAGCAGAAGATAATTGCTCTGCTGTTGCACCATACTTAATTGCTTCCTCAACTTTATCTCTAGTATGTTTTGGATCACGTACAACAACACCCGCATTCCAAGACCGTTTACCAGTTTCTTTGTTTAGTAAAACAGGGCTGTTATACGCAAGTAACTCTTGCACAGAAACTCCAAATTTATCTGCAACCTGTTTTGGAGTTTCTCCAGACTGTATAACATGAGATACTTGAGAATATGCTCTTGATTCCATATTAAACACCAAATTATTAATATGCTACAGACGGAATAAATGGAGTTCCTGCACCAGTTTCTACATCAAGCTCAGTCCTTGCTTCTTCTTTTAAGCGTTTTTCTGCTAAACGCACATCAACAGGATCGTTAGGATCAAGATCAGGGTTAGCCTCAAACACTAACCTTAAAGCCTCTGCTTGAGCTTGTCTTCTTGCATCTCGTTGTCGAGCAAACGCTTCAGATTTTCTAAATGGTTCTGGGTAATTTGTGCGTAACCATGCTTCAACAATAGGACGAACCTCTTTTTCTGCTTTTCCCGTAATCAAATCAGCTATTTCATTTTTTTGTTCGTCTGTTAACTCTTCTATAACAGAAGCTATATCATCAGAGAATAGATCATAATAGTTTCCTTCTGTTGCAATACGATTCATTACAAAACTTACAACACCTTCTGCTCTTGCCGATGTAACTGGATCAAGCCCAGATGTAGCGGCTGCAATTTCTTTTTCTAATCTACCTTTTGAAAAACTTCGCCAAGTTACTTTTTGACCTAAAGCATCATCAGGAACTGTAACTCCTGCCTGCTCCATTTCTTTTATTTCAGCGTCAGTAGGTGCACGGCCTATACTTTCTGCATGTTTTGCTCGTGCCTCTTCAAGTTCAAAATATTCTTTTTCAGCAAGATCAACAGATTGTTGCAGTCCTTGGTTTTGTAATAATTTTACTTGATTTTTATATTCATCAGAACCATAAGCATATTGCTGTAAACTTGCTTTTCCTAATTTAACTTTATTTCCAAGAACAGTAGCTTGTTTTTCAATAGCATCATATTCAGCTTGTCTAACACTAGCTTCTCGTCTATCTGCTTCTCCCATAAACTGAGCCATATTTGCTTGTCCTGTTTGACGAGCAACAGACACCATAGCATCTTCAAGCTGCTGCATTTCAGCTTTAATAGCTTCTGTTTGAGACACGTTACCTACCGCAGAAAACTCAGACATTCTTCGTTGAGCGTCATTCATGCGTTGTTGCAAAAGAGCAAGGCTTTCTTGTCCTGCTCCACGAACCGCTGTAGTTTTAAGTGCTGTTGCGGCTTGCAGTTGTTCCGGTGTTTTAGCACGCGACACCATAAAGTCAGCTTGCTCTACTGGAGACATTGTTTTCATGCGAGCAAGCTCTTCTTTTTCTTGCTGTCTTCTAGAAAAACTACCAGCACCTTGAGCAGCAGTAAACAAACCCTGCTGGTACGTAGGATTTATTAGCCCTTGTAGAAATGAATTTGCAAAACTAGCCATTATATTTTTACTCCTAATGCACCAGACAATAAACCAGTACCAACAGTACCAAACAAGTTAGCTTGTCCTAGTGCTGCCGCTAAACGAGACTGAAGCCCTGCCATAGATCCTTCACCAAACAAACCAGCACCGTACAACTGACCACGTTGAGCCATTTCAATAGGTGTCATACCTAGCTGTGCTACGTTCATCAGTTGTGCTTGTGGTATGTAAGAGCCTGTGAGTGCACCCAATGCAAGCTGTTGTTGTGCCTGTTGTGCAGCAAGATCTTGCATAGCCAACTGGCTACCTAACCCAGCGTACTGTGCACCTAAGCCAGCTTGTTGCGCCTGTAATCCACCAGCAAGCTGTGCCAACTGAGCCGCCTGTTGTGCTGATGTAGCTGCTCTTCCTAGACCCTCAGACTGCAACTGAGATTCAATCTGCTGTGCGCTAAGTCCAAGCTGTGACAACTGTGCAGCCCTCTGTTGTGCCGCTGACTGAAGTTGGCTAGAGAGTCCTGCTTGCTGACCAAACAAACCACCAAACGTCTGGGCTTCACTAACAGCCTGTTGACGTTCTGCTTGTGCTTGCTGCATTGCCATCAAGGATGCTCTGTTCTGTGCTTCTTCTTGTGCTTGAGCTAAAGCAAACTGTTCAGGAGCACCACCAAACATAGCTGTACGTACACCTAAACGCCCCTGTTGAGCCATACGCTCTTCTAGTGCAAGACGTTGACGCTCTTCTTCAGGACGCTGTGTAGCTCTGATACGCTCGTATACGTCAGCCTCTCGTCCTGTTGTGTCTTGTAAAGCTCTACCAGCAGTTTGACTTGCTAGTTGAGTGTACTGCTGTCTTAGTGCTTCTACATCAGAAGGGGCCTGTGTATCTAAGCCAGCCATACCTAAGCCAAGTGCTTGTTGACCAAATTGACCTATAGTTGGGGCTTGTTGAGGAGATGTTACCATTAACATTTCTGGTGACATCCCCTTTTCGCGTAAACCCTGAAAACGAGAAGGCATTTCTTGAGGTTGGTAGCCCTCTGGTGCTGCTATTCTGCGTGTTATCTCACCTTCGGTTGATATAAAAATCTTTTCGCCTGTTTGTGGGTTGGTGTAGCCGATAGGTGCCCCGGCAACCTGCCCTATCGCTTGCCCCGGATTGAGAACGCTATTTGCAACAAAGCCAGCAGGAACTGCATTAGCTATTCGCTGTTGTCTTTCCTGCGCCTTTTGTAGCACATCCGGGCTAAGTTGACCAAGCTGACCTTGACCGCCTGCTGCAACGCCGCCTGTTAACTGTCTTTGCTGTTCTTGCAAAAAAGATAAACCTTGCGGAGGAACACCACCACCTAAAGCACTTGCAGCTTGCTGAGTAAACATACCACGCAGCAGGTTAAGATCAGACGGCTGTTGTGCCGCAGCACCCATGAACTGACCACCTAAGCCAAACGCTTGTTGTGCTGCTTGTTGTCTTTGAAACGCTCCAAAAGGACCACCAAGCATAGTACTTTCAGCTTGCTGTTGAAGCATGTCTTGCATAACTTCTTCTTGAGGTGATAAAGTTAAACGAGCAGAAGAGCCTAAAGGAACTTGTTCGTCTCTATCGTCAATGCCGTTATTGTTGTTATCAATAAATCGTGCATCTCTAATATAGTCTGGGCCAGAATAATCACCTCCTGCTCCATAAGAACGTTGTGCTGGTATTAATCTAGTTGGCCCTATAGACTCACCCGGAGCAAAGTCAGTGCCCGGAAAAATATTATTAGGAGGAACATAACCACCGCCACCACCTTCTGTTGGGAACATAGAAGGAGGAGCATACGGTGTAGTATATGAAGGCATAGCAGCAGGAGTAAAACCAAACTGACTACCAGTAGTAGACGTTACAGTAAACGGCCTAAACTGTGATTGTTGTAATCCTTGTTGTGCAATAATGTTTGCACCAGCTTGTGACTCATCACCAATATCACCAAGACGAGAATAAGCATTAGATAAAAGACCAAGACCAGCACTGCCTAACGCAATGTTACCTGCGTTATCAGTTATGTCTCCAAGTAAACTGTTTGTGCCAGTTCCAGTTAGGTACTTAATAAGTGGATCAACGTAATCAGATAAAGCCATTAGTAAGTTCCTCCGTCAATCGTGCCTGTAGACAGAGTACCCGTAAACGTCAACGCAGGAATCGTTACAGTGCCAGTGAATGTAGGAGAAGCTGTGTCTGCTTTGGTTGCAACCGCTGTTGATATAGCGTTGAACTCAGTGTCAAACTCGCTACCACGAATAACCTTACCACTATCTCCAGAAGGTAAACTGTCCTTAGCAGTAAAGTTTGTTGTTTTTGTATAGTTACTCATACTGTTTTACCCATTAGTGCTAATACGTTAATCTCTTGGAGGGATAAAGCAGACCCGTCAATGTCAGCTTCTAGTCCTATCGTAATAATACTTCCGTTACCTGTTGCTTGAACAGAGTTTCTAGTTGTAAGTACACCACCAGTAAACTCACCAATAGCAAACTCGTCAACACCGTAGTACGCAGGTACTTGGTTGCCTACAGTAAACTCGTACGTTTTAAAGTCTGTAGCTAGATCGTAAGCCCACTTCATAAACACTGTTGCGCCTGTAGCACCAACCAGAGTAGGTCTTAGTTTCTTTAGCAACTTTGTTTTAGCAGGATCACCAAACGTCAACCCCGGACTGTAGTACCTAAAGCGGTACGCCGTTGTGTTATCTAAGTAACCTGAGTACGTCCCTATCCCGTCGCTTGTTCCTATGTACACTGTGCCATCAGTTTTAACTTCAAATGACTTATGTGGAATAGAAGTCCACCGTGTAACTCTGTACGCTCCGTTCTCAAGTTTCCCCTTTAAATCAAAGCAGTACGCAGTGAGTTGATCTGGAAACGTAATAACATAAAAGGAGTTCTCAGGGCTGTACACAGATGCTGTAGGTAACGTCCTGTTGTTAATCAAACTAATGATCTCAGTCTTCACGTTTAAACTCAGGTCAGACAGAGGCAGTGACTTCTCTTGGATAGTACGGCCTAAGCTCCTGAGTCCAGAAGGAGACATAAACAAAACGTCTGTGCCAATGTGTTGAACAGAGTTTCTACAGATGCACCCAACACCAGCTACTGTGTCAACCAAAGCCATACTAGCTGGACTAGACGCTCCTCCGTACACAAGTATGCTGTGCTTACCAAAGATAATCAGGGTGTTGTTGTGTGCTGCCAACGCCCGTACTTCATCGTACCCATCAGGCCAAGCCTTAGATACATCTATAGAACCACTGGAACCACCAGTAAAGTCTGTGCCTATCAACAGGTCAGACCAGTAAATAGTTTGTGTGTCTGTTGCGTTGTCTACGATCCACAGTCTACCGTAAGCTGCCAGAGCCTCGTGACACTTCAGAGTAGCCGCAGTAGCTGTACCGTTAGCTACAGTAAACGTACGAAGACCTGTGGCGTTGTCGTACACCAACGGGTCGTACCCACGCTGAAAGAAGTAAGCCTTATCGTTAAAGTTTACAATCTTCCAGTTGTTAGCAGTAATAGTGTACGAGCCGGGAGTAACATCAGTCAGGGTAGTTGTCCCTGTCATTATCTTGTTGTTACCCGCAGTAAATACTACTTCGTTACCTGCGTCATCGTAGAAGTAATGGATCTTGTGTACGTAGTCAGTACCTAGTTCAGTCTTGTCAGTAGTAACAACCTCAATACCTTTACGTGCAGCAATACGTCCACGCTTGTCAATCACAGCGTTATCTGCAACGTCAGCGTAAGACGGATCTTGAGCTAACGGTGAGTCTTCTGTGTTGACACCCTTGAACGCAGGAGCAACTAGGTTGATGCTTTGTAGTGGCTGTGCCATACGTCAGGCTCCTACGGAGTGTACCAGATGGTTTCTTCGGGGTGCTTCTGTGCGTCCATAGCAATAGCGTCAGACAAAAACTTATCAGCAATACCAAAGTACTCAGGTGCTGATGTGCCGCCTGTTTCGCCACGCTCACGAGCTAACAGAGCCACTGCTAAGTGAATCACGGGTTGATTAGGAATCAACAGTACATCTGTGTCAGAGCTTAGCTCAGGGTTTCTCAGCGTACAGTTAAATCTCAAGCTGTACACACCGTCAGGCTTAGGATAAATATCTACCTGAGTGTCACCATTAGAGTCAACACCGTTGTACGTATAGTACTCAGGTGCGCCACTAGGCGGTGATTGGTTCAAGTACTTATCGTTAAACCAGTGTTGAGTCTGGTACTGCATAAAGATGTTTGAGGTATCATTGATTACGTCTAGTACCTTGATCTTGTTCTGTGATCCAGTGAGTACGTAGTTAAAAATACCAGAAGACGTAGTTACCGTCAGAGTAGTCCTAAGTGCTGACCAATCCCAAGCGTCTTCTACCATCTTCTTAGCGTCGTTAACAAAGTCACCTACCATCTTGCTGTAGGTGTTGTCAGTAACGCTGGATACTTCGTCTTCACGTAGACGCCGCAATACGTTGTTTACTAAATTTAAATATGTCATATTAAACCTTAAACATACTGTTTCTTGCTATTAAATTATTTAAAGCCATATTTATTTCAGACATGTAATCTTGTTGTGGTAGATCAATAGAAGCATAAGTAGGGGCTGTATATCCCGGTACACCTTGAAAGGGATTAAACGCAGAACCAGAAGTACCACCTAAAGATATATCTTTAAACATAGATCCTTCTTCGCCGCCGTCACCACCGTCACCATCACCGCCGTCACCATCGCCACCACCGTCGCCGTCGCCGTCACCGCCATCTTTATTACCGTAGTACCCATACATATTTTCGAAAGTTATTGCACCTTCGCCGCCGCCAGTGCCATCACCACCGTCACCATCACCACCGTCACCAGTGCCATCACCACCATCACCATCACCACCGTCACCAGTGCCATCACCACCATCACCAGTGCCATCTGTTCTTTTGCTTTCAGTAGCAGGACCAGTAGAAGGTGTAGTACCAGTACTAGTTTCTATATCACCACCAACATCGCCACCACCATCTGTTCTTTTACTTTCAGTAGTAGGACCAGTAGGAGGTTGAGTTGTAGTTTCAGTAGGTGTAGGCGTAACTGTAGGAGTAGTAGGAATAGTTGTTGTATCTTCTTTATCTTTTTCTTCTGGCTCAGTAGCGTCTTTATCTTTTTCTTTTTCTTCTGGCTCAGTATCTTCTTTATCTTTTTCTTCTGGCTCAGTGTTGTCTTTGGTTGTATCAATAATAGAACCTTCACCAAAAACATCTACTATAACTTCTTCGGTAAGCTCAGGTTCATTATCTGGACCAGAATAATTACCACCTACTACATATACATCATCAGGACAGTAATCTGATACTGTAGGCTCACCAATAGGATTACCATTTTCATCTACACGTACAAATGTACAGTCGCCTACGTATATATAATCATGCTCTGGGTCGTATTCCCAATCTTCTCCAAGGACATCAAGCCTACCATCGCCAGTGCCAGTACCACCGTCACCAGTATCTTCGCCACCAGCATCACCGGTATCTTCGCCACCACCGTCACCAGTACCGCCGTCAGTCCTTTTGCTTTCAGTAGCTGGGCCGGGACCACCAATAGTACCAGTGTCAATACCACCCCCAGTCATTAAACCACCACCAGCACCACCGTCAGTTCTTTTGCTTTCAGTAGTAGGAAATCTAGGAGGTCTAACATCGACTTCTACGCCAAAATCTTCGTTCCAATCTCCTTCTGGACCTTGTGTTGTTGTATCAACAACCTCACCAGTAGCACCTCCATAGTCAACATCCCCTGATTTATCTTCTTCTCCTGAGATAAAATCATCGTAGTAATCTGACCAAACACCCATGTCACCTAGTACGCCCGGATCAAAATCTTTTAGATCTTGTAGTGTAGCGTCACCGTTTTTATAATCATTTAATAATTTATTCCAACGACTAAGAGCATCTCTAATAGGTTTGTTAGTTTCAGAACCCGGAGTTTTTTCTATTTCTCCTTGTAAATATTTTATAAGAGCTAAAAGATCTGGAGTAAGAAGATCACCTAAACCTCCAAATCCTATGTCTAAATAAGTACCACCACCCAAAGGAATTGATAATGGTCTACTACCACCTACAGGAATTGATATTGGTCTTATAGCCATAACTTACTTACCGCCCTTAAGCTGCATTAGCTTGTCAGCACCACGTATGCCAAAGCTGGCTGTGACTGCAACGTACAAAAGATATTGATACCACTCAGGTAACCTGTCTAGCTCTGCAAAGGCCATACCTACGCGACCAATGATATCAAGATCGTTCATACCTACGCCCCACATAATTGCTATTACAGGCGCACTCAGGACTACTGTGAACCACTCGTCTTTCCACGAGGACGCACTAGCCTGTGCCATGTGTTGTTCCCACGTAGCAGTGTTCTGTATAACCTGCATTGTGGCTTGGTGTTTTGCTTGTGACTGCTCGTGGCGATTACTCAGCCAAGTCTTAGCGAGTCCAGCAATAGGACTAATGAGTGCTTGCCACACCTACGACTTACTCCTGTTACGCCAGCCTTGCACTGTGTCTGTTTCCCAGATACGTATACCTGTCCACACCAGTGTAAACAACGCAGCCAAGGAAGGCAGTACGCCAGCCAAAGCACCAACACCTGTTGCTACGGAAACCGTATCCATTACCTCTTTCATCCCTTGATCCGCCATCCTCATGCACCCTTAATAATTGCTACTGTACCGTAGATGATCCCGGCTGTTACAGCAGCGGCGATAGACAACAAGATACCGTCTAGTAACATACGTTGCCTCTTGCGTTGTTTGTAGATTACCTCTTCCCTCTGTGCTTTGATCTTACGTCTGAGCATTATCATCTCTTGGTAAGTCTCAACACCGTAAGACCAAACAATCAGTTCTCGTATTTGTTTCTCTTGTTCCTCTAGTTTCTTCTTGGCTATGACACTGTTG